TAACACACTTTGGCACGCTTTTTGCTGTGTGCCACATTTACCATTATTTAACACAATTAACACATCGCAACTTTTGTTAAACTTTAATAAAAAACAATGTTTCACGTGGAACGGTAGCAACGGGTTGTTTCACGTGGAACAAAGGTGGTGATAGTGATTACAATTGTTAACGACAGTTAATTTATTTCTTTAAGATTTTTAACGAAAATAATTTGGTGGTTTTGTAAAAACGTTGTATCTTTGCACCGTGATTTAGAAACAATATAAGTTTAACAAATTAAATTAGGTAAATTATGAATGAGAATTTTAATGAGACTGTTTTCAACTGCATCACAAGTGTTAACGCTTTGATGACTTCAAATGAAGTTTCTAAATACGATAAGGCGATTATTAAGTTGAACCACTTTAAGAAGTGGTTGAATGAGTTCGCAGCAGCTAACGGGATGAACGAAGTAGAGTAAACCCCGTTCACGACAACAGAAGTTTAACGTTTTAAAAAGTGTAAAGTTATGCCAAAAAAAGGTTTTAGTTTTGCTAGTACTTTCAATAAGACTAGTTTCGGTATTGATACGACCGATTTTCCGTTTGTAAAGTTGACCAATATTTACAACAGTGATAAAGACGGTGGCAGTGATGTGGTACACCCTATTAATGGTATCTACATTCATAAATCACCGTTGGGTGATTCGCCTGTAATCATTGACGCAGAAAACAAACGACTTGTCAACTTGCCACAATTTACAGGTGACACAGTAAGAGAAATTCTTGCGAATAGTGATGCGGTTGAAGCTATTAAAGCCAACAAAGTTGGTTACACGATTTACGAATATGAGTCGCACGCCAAAAAGTGTTACGGTATTACCTTTGTAGATAAATAGTTTTGTAGGGTAAAAGGTTGTATAACGGCACGGGGGTAAACAGTAACTTAGTTTATTGTTGCCCCCGTTTTTGTTTCATTTAAAAGTGTTGGTATTATGGCAAAGTTAAATCCGATAGGGTTTTCAAAAAGAACGTTTGCTGCGACGGCAAAAATACACGTTGACAAGCAAATATTAGACGCAATAGAGTCACGTGGCTATTTGCGCAAAGAAATCGCCCGTGTGTTTCAACAGGCAAACAGGCGAATTCAGAACGTAGAAAAATCGGGTTTTGTTTCGCCCGCCGTTGTTGCGTTAAATAAAGGTGATATTAAAGGATTCACAAAGTTTTCAATGAAACACGATTGGAACGATTTAAAAATTGAATATTCCAAAGCGGTTTCATTCTTGCAACAACCTACATCAACTGCATCAGGTACACGTGAATATGCAAACCATTTAAAGAGGTCTTACAACCTGGATGACAAAGAATTTAAGTTGATGCAAGATAAATTAATGGGTAAAATTGCAAGTGTTTCCGATGAAAGATTTTTGGAACAGTATTTAATGCAGTACAAAGATTTCACGGGTGAATTGGAACAAGAATTACGGGACGTTAGCGACCAGGTTGAAGACGATGCAATTAGAATTGAAAACGCTTTAGATGATGCAATTGAACAAGTAGCCAAAGACCCAAATTCAGAGGCTTATATTAACGATGTCGACAACTTTAAAACAGACGAACCGTTAAAAAAGATATTGAAGGAATTTGAAAAATTCGGTTTATAATGAAGAAAGTACCCTTTGAACTACATGCAGAAGTTTACACGCCGGAAGATATTGCAAAGGTTTTATCTCTGGCGGTGAACGATAAGAATTTTACAGGAAACAATAAGGGCGAAAAGTTCTTAAACGTTCCTGTATCTTTCGATATTGAAACTACATCATTTTACCGTGATGAAGACGGTGAAACATACAGTTATGAACGCTATATGAAATTAGGTGGAAAATCCACCAAAATGGAAAAGTGTTCATTAATGTATGTTTGGCAATTCGGAATAAACGGTTTTTGCATAATCGGGCGCACGTGGGACGAATTTTTGAAAATGTTGTCCGATATAGCGAATATATTGGAACTTTGTCCAAAGAAACGTATTATTATATACGTTCACAACCTGGCTTATGAGTTTCAATTTTTCCGTGAACTGTTAGATTGGGAAAAAGTGTTCTCTATTGATTTACGCAAACCGATTTACGGAATAACAAAAACAGGTTTAGAGTTCCGATGCAGTTACTTATTGTCGGGTTATTCGTTGGCGAAATTAGGCGAACAGTTACAAATTTACAAATGTGAAAAGTTAGTTGGAGATTTAGACTATAGCCTATTGCGTCACAGTAAGACACCGTTGACACAAAAAGAAATAGGTTACTGTTTGAACGATATAAAAGTAGTGATGTGCTATATACAGGAACTCATTGAACGTTACAATGGAATAACCCGTTTACCGATTACAAAGACAGGGTTTGTTCGTAAATATTGCCGTTCCGTATGCTTTAAGACAACTGACGAAACAGGAAAAACGATTCCTAACTTCAAATATATTGATAAGATTCATTCTTTGAATATAACAGGTATTGAAGAATTTGCTATGTTGCAAAGGGCGTTTTCCGGCGGTTTCACACACGCCAATGCAAAATACACCGATGAAGTGACTGAAAACGTTGACAGTTACGATTTCACTAGCAGTTACCCGTATGTTATGGTTTCAGAAAAGTTTCCAATGAGTACGGGCGTTATTGTACCGGTAAAGTCAATGAAGCAATTTGAGTTTATGACTGACAAATTTTGTTGCGTCTTCGATGTGGAGATAACAAACATATTTGCAAAATCAGAAAACGAAAACCCTATATCGGTAAGTAAATGTTTCGTTAAAGAAAACGTTTCCGAGAATAACGGCAGATTGGTTTGCGCAAGGAAAATATGTATGACGATAACCGAAATAGACTACAAAGTGTTTTCGCAGTTTTACACGTGGGAACAGATAAGGATTGGGCGAATGATTTGCTACAGAAAAGAATATTTGCCGACTGAGTTTGTAGAGTCTATTTTGCACCTGTATGAAATGAAAACAAGACTAAAAGGTGTAAAGGGTAGAGAAGTAGAGTATTTGAATAGCAAAGAAATGCTGAACAGTTGTTACGGTATGTGTGTTACAAACCCGTTGCGTGATGAAATTTTGTGTGACGGTGAAACGTGGGACGTTGAACACCTTACGGGCGAAAAAAAGTTAGAAATGTTGAATAAATACAACGATAGCAAAAACCGCTTTTTGTTTTACCCGTGGGGTATCTATGTTACCGCTTACGCACGCAGAAACCTTTTTACGGGTATTTCTGAATGTGGTGACGATTACATTTACAGCGACACAGATTCCGTTAAAATTATGAACGGCGACGCACACAAAGACTATTTCAAAGCCTACAACGATATGGTACAGCAGAAATTGCGTACAGCCTGTAAGTTTCACAAAATACCCTTTGAAAAGGTTGAACCTGTAACGATAAAAGGAATAGCAAAACCGCTTGGCGTCTGGGACTATGAGGGACGGTACAGACGTTTCAAGACTTTAGGTGCTAAAAGGTATATGGTCGAAGAAGAAAACGCCCTTACTGTTAACGGTAAAAATTATAATTACAGTATGACAGTTTCGGGTGTTAACAAGAAATCTGCTATCCCCTACATGTTAGAAACGTTTGGGGAAAACGGTATCTTTGACGCTTTCACTAATTACTTAGACATACCGCCAGCGGCAACAGGTAAGAATATTCATACATATATAGATTACGAACAGACAGGTACGATAAAAGACTATACAGGCGTTATTTCAAGTTACGACACAGTAACAGGGGTACACTTAGAACCAACAGGTTATACACTTAGTCTTTCAGTACTTTATATAAATTATTTAATGGGTATCAGATTAAAGAAAGAATAATATGAAACAGAAAAAAGAAAAGGTGGAAACACCTAAATTTTACAGTTTAAGCCGCATTTTGTCAAAAAATGCAGATTATAACGTAATTTTCGGTGAACGTTCAAACGGAAAGACTTATGCAACGTTACTGTATGGAATAAAGGAATATTTGCGCGCAGGTAAACAAATGGCGTATATTAGACGTTGGCGTGAGGATTTAAGGGGAAAACGTGCTGAGAGTCTGTTTGCAAATCATGTGGCAAACGGTGTGATACAGGAACTGACAGACGGTAAGTTTAACGAAGTGTTTTACGTTTCGGGAAAATGGTTTCTTTCGTCTTATGACCCCGAAACAAAAAAGCGTGTGCCCGATAACACACCGTTCTGTTTCGGTTTCTGTTTATCAGAACAGGAACACGAAAAGTCGAGCAGTTACCCGAATATAACTACAGTTGTGTTCGATGAGTTTTTGACTAGACGCTATTATTTGCCTGACGAATTCATGTTATATATGAACCTGTTGAGCACAATTATCAGACAACGAAACGATGTTAAAGTATTTATGTTGGGTAACACCGTTAATCAGTTTTGCCCTTATTTTACTGAAATGGGGTTGAAACAGGTGCGAGTTATGGAACAGGGAACTATTGATATTTACCGTTTCGGTGAACACGGTGCAACGGTTGCAGTAGAATATTGTAGCACGATTGTTAAACACAAAGCGAGCAACAAATACTTCTGTTTTGACAATGAGAACCTGCAGATGATTACAGGCGGTAAATGGGAATTGGCAGCGTACCCGCATCTACCTGTAAAATACAAGCCGCATGACGTGTTGTTTGTCTTCTATATTCAGTTTAACGAAATGACTCTACAGGGCAACGTGATACAGATAGAGGACAAAGAAAACGGGGTGAATAACTTCATTTACATTCACAACAAAACAACACCTATCAAGGACACCGATAACAGTTTGATTTATTCGTTGCAGATGAACGGCAAACCGAACTACAAACGAAAGTTGTTGAGTACTGCAACATACCTGGAAGCACAGATTACTAGATATTTTGCAACCGATAAGGTATTTTACCAAAATAACGAAATTGGCGAAATAGTTCGCAACTATTTAATGTCAAGTGCGAGAAGCAACATTATTACTTAACATCTGTTAACGGGGGGTTAAAAATGTTTCACATGAAACAATTTTCCCCCGTTTTATTTGGTGATACCAAATAATTTCCCTATCTTTGCATCATCAAATAACAAAGTTAAAATTTGCTATATGGACGTAAACGGAATAGTATCATTGATTAGTAACGTTGGTTTTCCTGTTGCGGTTTGCGCCGCCCTTTTCTTCTACATGGAGAAACAGAACGAGCGCCACCAAAACGAAACTGACAGGTTAAACGAAACAGTACAAAGTAACACGAAAGTGTTGACAGAACTTTGTACCTTAATTAAAACGCTTGTTAAATAATGGAGAAAGAAAATTTATATAACAGGTATCAAACAGAAGTTAAAAACAAAGATTCAGCATTATTCACATTTATGCAACGTGTTCTTTGTATGACTTCAAAGATGTTTGAGTACACGGGGACACCCGAAACAATGCCCCCTGTAGAACTTGAAAGGATTCTGCAAACATCGGGTAACGTTGGTATAGCAGAAGTGAACGGTGAACTGTATGCTTTACAGGGTACACGGGGCGGTGAATGTAATGCCTATTATCACGGCAAAGATTTCGTTGTTGCGAACCCGTGGTTAAATTTGAACAAAACGTTCAAAATTGATTCCGATATTGTCGTTATCAACAACACACCGTTTGCAGATTCGCTTTTGCCTTTAATCGGCAAATATGGTGTTCTTTACACAGACGCCACAATAACGCTTAATTTGGCTAGCATTCTGACACGTATCACCATGTTAATTTCTGCTAGTGATGACAAGACCAAACAGAGCGCAGAATTTTTCTTACAAAAGATTTTGAACGGTGATTTCTCAGTAATCGGTGAAAATGCCTTTTTCAAAGGCGTTAACTTACAGACACCGCCGACCCAGGGAAACCAACAAATCGGTCAATTAATTGAACTTTTGCAGTATTACAAAGCATCAATGTTCAACGATTTAGGTTTGAATGCAAACTATAACATGAAACGTGAACGTTTGAACACGCAAGAGGTTTCAATGAATATCGATGCACTTATGCCGTTTGTTGATTCAATGTTAACAGAACGTATTGAGGGCGTGAAACGTGTTAACGAAATGTTCGGTACGGAAATAACCGTAACTTTGGGGTCAAGTTGGAAAATCGAGCACGAAAATTATTTGTCGTTACTCAAAGCAACAGAAGACGGGCACGACCACACCGACACAGAAGACGTTGACCCTGTAACGGAAAACGAAACAGAGGAAACAGAAGAAACACAAGAAACAGAAGAAACAGAAACAGAAACAGAAGAAACACAAGAAACAGAAGAAACAGAAACAGAAACAGAAGAAACAAAAGAAACAGAAGAAACAGAAGAAAACAAAAAAGACGATGAAAATTAATGAACTTTTCACAACTGAAAATGGTTTGTTTGAAAAAATATTCAAACCCCTGTTTCCTGTTTTGTATAAATCAATTTTCGGTGAAGACGACCCGAAATTAATTGATGTTGATTTACGTTTCAAATATGGAAACAGAACTTTGGCTGATTCTATAACAAATGAAACTGCAACCGATATTGTCAAAAGCATTATCGCGGTGAAGTTTGATGAATGGCAAAAACAGATTCAAGTGTTTAATAACGAATATGACGTGTTGAACCCTATGACTTCAAAGACAACGGAAACAATAAATAACACCGTTGACGAAACAGGCAATAACAACACAGTCGATTCAAGTGTTACATTTAATAATGGAGAATTCGGCAATGACACAAAACAGCAGCGAGATTCCACAGGAAACAGGCAAGAAACGGGCACTAAAACAGTTGTTAAAAACGGTGTTCCGTCTAGCGTCCCTGTTAGTGAAATTATTCAAAAAGAAATGAGTTTGCGTAAAACTAATTTCAAAACGAAAGTGATAACAGAACTTGCAAAAGAGTTAACAATAGATATTTATTAATTACTAAAATTTTTATAAAAATGGATGTAAAACAGATTTATAGTTTAGTTAACGCCGTTTCGGGTGAAGTGTTGGGCAAAAACGATTGGGTACACGAAGACCTTACAGGCTTGGTTGACCTGGGTAACGAAGTGTTCAACCAAAATGCCGTTGACAATTACGTAAAGTCGTTGGTTAACCACATCGGTAAGGTTGTTTTCGTGAACCGCCCTTATTCGGGTAAAGTTCCGTCCGTTCTTATGGATGCATGGGAATTTGGTAGCGTATTGGAGAAAATCAGCGCAGACGTTCCACAGGCTGAGGAAAACGACACGTGGAATTTGTCCGACGGCAAAGAGTACAAACAGGACGTTTTCCACAAGCCAACTGTTTCGGCTAAGTTCTTCAACTCAAAGGTAACTTTTGAAGTGCCTGTATCTATCACAGAAAGACAGGTAAAGGATTCTTTCAGTAGCGCCGAGCAATTGAACGGCTTTTTGTCTATGATTTACTCAGCAGTTGAGAAGTCGATGACTATTAAGACCGATGCGCTTGTTATGCGCACAATTAACAATATGATTGCGGAAACTTTGGACGCAGACAAAGAAGCATTCGGTTTTGTAGCGTCAGAACATGAAACTGTTGACTATACAACTGCATCAACAGTTCGTTGTGTGAACCTGTTGAAACTCTACAACGATAAGACAGGTGCTTCGTTGACTGCAAACGTAGCAGTAACAACACCCGACTTTATCCGTTTCGCCGCTTACATTATGGGTTTGTACGCAGACCGTTTGCAGACAATTTCAACCCTGTTTAACGTTGGTGGTAAGGAACGTTTCACACCGAAAGACGTTTTGCACACCGTTCTGTTGTCCGATTTTGCAGCAGCAGCCAAAGCATACCTGTATGCCGACACGTTCCATAACGAGAACGTTTTGTTGCCACAGGCGGAAACCGTTGCAAGTTGGCAAGCGTCAGGCAAAGATTATGCCTTTGACCACGTTTCAAAGATTGACGTGACTTCTTCAAGCGGTGCTTCAATTTCTATCAGCGGTGTGTTGGGTGTGATGTTTGACCGTGATGCTTTAGGTGTTACCAATTTGGATAAGCGAGTAACGACCAACTACAACGCCAAAGCGGAATTTTTCAACAATTACTTCAAATTTGACGCCGGCTACTTCAACGACACAAACGAAAACTTTGTTGTGTTCTTTGTTGCCTAATTTGATTGTTTAACTGTTGGGGTGTGTTTCCTGTAGTTGATAACACAGGGCACACCCTTTTTAACTTTTCCGGTATGATTAAAATTAAAACTTTCGTTTACAACGGCAAACCTAACGAAGTAAACAAGACCTTACAGGAAAACGAAGAATATACGGGCGTGTTGAATGCTACATTTAATGTGCTTACGCCTGTTGTACGTTTCAGAACTCGGACACCTGTAACTTTCAATTATGTTTATATCGAAAGTTTGAACCGTTATTATTTCGTTTCTGAGAAACAGCAGGACGGTGATGTTTGCACAGTTCGGTTGCGTGTTGACGTTCTGTTTACTTATAAGGATATTATCTTAAAAAGTACTGCAACGTTAACAAAAAGCGAGAACGGCAACAAATATCTTTCAAACCGTACAAACGTGGTTGACGTGCGCCCAAATATCAGAAAATTAGATTTTCCGAATAAGGGGTTGTTGAACGAAACAGGTAGCATTATTATGGTAACTATTAAAGGTAACGTTTAATTATGGCTAACAAAAAAGAAATACAATTAAATCTTGAGACACCTCCAACACCTACAACTTTGCTGAATTATGATACATCGGGTTTAACGGGTGACGTTACAATAACCGACAAACAGGGAACGGATGACGAACATTTCGATGTGACGGTAACGGGTAACGGTGACGGTTATTTTAGCAATTTAAAGGCTACTTATCGAAACGGTGACGGTGATTGGATTGATGACGACCCGTTCAACGTATCGGGCAACGTTGGAACACTAACGATTTACTGTTATGAAGGAGAAGATATTGCTATAACAGGTGAATTTGTAATCGGTGGAGAACCGCCAGCACCCGAACCTCCAACACCTCCAACAACTACAACTTTGCTGAATTATGATACATCGGGTTTAACGGGTGACGTTACAATAACCGACAAACAGGGAACGGATGACGAACATTTCGATGTGACGGTAACGGGTAACGGTGACGGTTATTTTAGCAATTTAAAGGCTACTTATCGAAACGGTGACGGTGATTGGATTGATGACGACCCGTTCAACGTATCGGGCAACGTTGGAACACTAACGATTTACTGTTATGAAGGAGAAGATATTGCTATAACAGGTAGTTTTATTTCGGGTGTTAAGGAACTGCAAATAACAAACAATATTGAAAACACTACTGCAAAAGCGGTGGCAAGTGAAACAAATTATACCGTTACAGTTGAGGGAACGGCCCAGGGAATGTTTAACGGGACACCTACAATAACTTACGGGGGTGAAACGTACGATATGACTGTAACAAACCAAACTGCAACGGCTATTGTTCCTGTAGCAACGGTATCGGTTATTATAAACGGTGAATATCTGTTAGGTGATTATATCGAAGTTGAATATAGTTTGACAAATTGTGAAGTTGTCGGAGAAAAGCCTGTAAAGGTTAAAACGGGGCAAAGTTATACGTTTAATTTTAAGGCAAACCCGAATAGCGAGTTAACCAATATACAGGCACAATTCAGAGACGATTCGGGGGACCCTATTGATATAGACGGAACAATATCACAAGACAAACAAACGGGAACGGTTACATTTGAGTTAACAGCGGGTTCGGTAAGTTTAACGGTTTATGCAAATGCAGATGTCGTGATACCACCGGCAATCAAGAATTACGGTGCGATAAACGTTTATATCGTTACGTTGGCGAATTTGGATGAATTTGCGAAACAGCGATTCTTTACCCAAACAAGTGAAACAGAAACGGGAACAAGTTATTCAGAAGTCAATTTGGGTCAATATGTAAACCGTATGAAAAGAATTTTTGCCACCGTTCCGGTTGGCGGTGAAGACGTTTTGAAATGTGGTAACTACAACACAGAAATAAAGGTTAAATACCCCTATAGTGATGTTATGTTACTAGATTTCGGCAACGTTGAACTAACAGGGACAAACGGTAACAACGAAGACTATAACGCACAGATACAAATGTTTATTCCGTGTCGTGGCGTTGTTTCTGTAGATAGTAAGTATATCGGTAAAACGGTTAATTTATCTGTAAAAGTTAACGTGATTACAGGTGATGCAGTGGCGTTGTTGTCGTGTGACGGTGTAACGTTCCAACTCGAAAGTTTTTCTTTGTCACGTGATGTTATTTACAGTTTGGGCACAGATTTAAACGTTATTGGCGGTGAACAATGGAATGAACAAATTTTATACGGTTTAGAACCTTACGTTTTGATTACTGAGAATTTAACCGTGAACGTTCCTGTTAACAACACACAAGAAAACGTTACAGTTGAAGACGTTACAGGGTTTGCGCAGTTTGAAAACATAAATTTGAATTCTGCAAACCTGTTAGTAGATGAATATAACGAAATTATTTTACAACTTGAAACTGGCGTTTATTTATAAAAGAAAACAGGCGGTAAATTGTTACCGCCTGGTTCTTTATTCATAACTATTTCTTTTCTAAATTCATTATTATTTGATTACGTGGTTTACCGTTGCGGTTGCAAAGTGAAACATGAAACCAAAAACTTTTAGAACCCTTACGGTGTTCCTTAATAAGTTGGTCAAAACCGCCTGTTTCTCTAAGAACCTTTTCCAAAGTTTCCATATCAGAACAAACCAAATCAGCAGCCAAACCCTTTAGGTGTTGACTGTTAGCAACACCACCGACGGCTTTATTAAGCATAGGGCAACGATAGCCACTACTAACTGAGATAGGTTTACCCAACTTTGTACGAATGCCGTCTAAATAATCAGCTAAACGATTTAAGTTGTCAACTACTTCAAACGTTGGCATGTTATCAATGCCCAAACGTTTTGCGGTTTCTGAGTTGATGAACTCAGACAATTTAAAATACTTAATCTTTTTCATATCACTTATTTTTCTGTTGGTGTAACAATAAACCACTCGCGAGATTCTTTGTGCGTTGGAAAACGCCCTTTTACTGTTACTGAACAATCACCCTGTAAGTAATCAATTTTGTTGTTAAAGAATTCGCTTACTTTGTCAGAACGAACCATAAAAACCGTAACTTTGTCGGGTTGTTTCAATGTAATTCTAAAATAACTATGTTCCATATATCATTTATTTTATGCCTGTAAGGGTGAACCTTACAGGCGGTTAAACTTCTGTTTATTAATCACGTTGCAAAGATACGACAAATTTACGAAAACACCAAATTATTTTAGTTAAATAGTGTAAAAGTTTAATTTAAATATTTTTTAACAAATCACCACCTTTGTTCCACGTGAAACAACCCGTTGCCACCGTTGTTTCACGTGAAACATTGTTTTTATTAAAGTTTAACAAAAGTTGCGATGTGTTAAATAATGGTAAATGTGGCACACAGCAAAAAGCGTGCCAAAGTGTGTTA